CTTATGGGCTCTATTCTCTCCTTTCCTATCCTTTGCCTAGCGAATCTAGGCCTTCATCTCTACGTTACCCGCGATCTTCATAAGGGATGGCGTCACCAACAGAGGCTTAATAGCGTTCTGGTTAATGGTGACGATATGCTCTATTGTGCTCCTTCGTCCTACTGGGAGCGGCATATTGCCCTGGGTAAACGCGTGGGTCTTGAGATGAGTGCTGGAAAGGCTTACCATCACCCTGTCTATGCTAACATAAATTCTATGTCTTTCCATTATGATCTTACTAAACCCAACTCTACACCTTGGCAGATTGATTTCCTAAACACTGGCCTATTTTTTGGCCAGCATAAGGTTCTCAGCTCCGTGGACCCCCGTGAGGGGGATCAGGTGAAAATGAGCCGGGTTAAGACCGGGAAGACATTCATTCAGGAGGACCCCTTTGTGTCCTTCTTTAAGAAGTTAGACGAGAATGATTGGGAAGGTAAGCGAGATGAGCATCCTGAGGCTCGTGAATTGATCCATGAATATGCTATGAGCTATCATGGTGGCGACCTACGTAATGGTATTGTCGAGAATATCGACACACTTATGTGGGGATCCCTCCCTGGAAAACAATGTGAGTTGTTCTGCCGGTTCCTCTCTCACCATAAAGAAGCAATCCAACAGGAATGCTTGGTTCGAGATAATAATGGACACCTTGGCGGAACCCTTTTACTCCGTCGTAATACCATGGTGGTGAAAGCAAGGCTTTCCACTCGTAACCTCTTTGTCCCTAAGAAGGCGGGAGGTATGGGTGTGACCCCTATAGGTGGTGTTAGATACCGAATCTCAAAAAGTGATCGTTCTCGCGCTCAACTCCTTTATCCCGTGAGGGAGGAGTTCCTTTCAACTCAGTACCCCCTTCCGGGGATCGAGTTTGTGAAGGTTGAGACGTGGAGAGCCACTCCCTGGAGTTTCGAGGGATCTGACGATAATACCCGTAGGATGGATAGTCGCGGGAGTATGTTGTCTAAGCACTTCATGAGAGGTGCTCATATGTTCCATCCCCCGCGGACGATCGAATTATTCGAGGGCTATCCGGTAGTTAAGGGTCAATGTACCATCTTGTGAGGGGGCATTGCCTGGTGGTTGGTAATCTTTTCCGATGCGCATCTTCGGAATCCTTTCTGGTTCGACCTGGACAAGTCACTAAACTATCCATGGGGTCATTATGTTAACAACCCAAAACGG